CGTGCTGGAAGTCTTCGCGCCGTACGGCCCCGGGTCGCTTTTCGGCGCGCTGCTCGTCCTAGTGGTCCTGTACTTCGGCAAGCAGTTCCTCGAAGAGTTCAAGGCCCAGAACGAGCGCAAGGCGAACATCGACCTCAAGCGCGAGGAGCGAAAGCAGGACGAGGTGAACGAGCGGGCGCAGCGCGACCGCGAGCGCAGCCAGATGGAGGGCCGCATCGCCGCGCAAATGGAGCGCAGCAACGCGCTGATGGAGGCTATGAAGGCGCTCATGGAGTCCGTCGTGACCTCCAACGAGGTGCTGCACGCCGACCTGGCGAACAGCCAGGCGCGCAGCCAGGGCATGGCGGCGAAGGTCGACCACATCGCCGACCGCGTTGACCTGCTGTACGACAAGGAAACAAGCAACTAAAGGAGAGAATCATGACAATCATGCAAGCCGGGGCGGCCATCGTGCTGTCTTTCGCCGTGCCGTTCGCGGTGCAGCTGATCAAGACCGAGGCCATGACCGGCAAGGCCGCGCGCATCCTGGCGCTGGGCTGCTCGCTCCTGGCGGGCGTCGTGACCGGCTTCGTGGGCGGCGTGCCCGCAGACCCGGGCGCATGGGTCACGTGCGCCTTCGCCGTGGTAGGCGGCGTGCAGGCGGCCTACACGCTGTTCAAGTCGGTAGGCATCACATCCAAGTGGCTCGACGCCCTGCTGGGCGTGACCGTAGGCGGGAAGGAGTAGGCAATGGCTAAACTGTTCATCATCTGCGGCCACGGCGCTGGCGACCCCGGCTGCTGCGCAGGCGGCTGCACCGAGGCCGAGCGCGTTCGCGCCCTGGGCCAGCGAATCAAGGAACTGGGCGGTTCCGAGGTCGAGCTGGGCGATACGTCCCGCAACTGGTACGCCGACGGCGGGCTTAACCGCCTGAGCACCGACGCGCCAGTGGTGGAGCTGCACATGGACGCCAGCGGCATCGCCACGGCCCACGGCGCGCACGTCATCATCAAGGAGGGCTTCGAGCCTGACGAGTACGACAATGCGCTGGCCGACAAGCTGGCGGCGTTCATGCCCGGGCGCTCCGAGAAGCTGGTGCGCCGTTCCGACCTCGCGAACCCGAACCGAGCCGCCGCGCGCGGCATCAACTACCGCCTGTGCGAGAACGGCTTTATCGACAACGACGGCGACCGCGAGAAGTTCAACGGCAACCTGGACGAGCTGGCGCGCATCTACCTGGAATGCTTCGGCATCACTGCTGGAAGCGCCCCCGCAGCCGTCCCGCAGCCGCAGCCTGCGCAGCAGGAAACGACCGAGAACTTCGGCGGCACCTACCGCTGCACTGTGGACTACCTGCGCGTGCGCGACGCCCCCGGCCTGGGCGGCACCGAGGTGGCGCACTATTCCAGCGGCGAGACCGTGACGCTGGATAACTGGTACAAGATCGCCGACGGCTACGTGTGGGGCCGATACACGGGCTACAGCGGCGCAACGCGCTACATCGCCGTGGGCAAGGCCACGGGCAAGCCAGAGGCCGACGACTATCTGGTGAAGGTGGGATAGGCCATGCCGTACCCGAGCCCCGCAGACGAGGAGCGCAACGGCGGGTGCGGCCCCATCCTCGCGGCGGTCGTCCTGCTGTTCATCGTCCCGGCCGCCGCCAGCTGCGCGTCGCAGGCCATGGGAGCGCAAGACGTGACCGTGAGGCAAGCCCGCACGGACGGCCCCATATACGACCTGCCCGAGGGCATCGGCCAGGAAATCGTGTGCGACGAGCACAACCGCGAGTACCTGCTGCTTACCACCGAGCAGGGCGGCGTGTTCCTCATGCCGTACATGGACGAGGACGGCGAGCAGGAGATCATGCCCCAAGCATAGGCAGGCGCACCGCCGCGACGAAACCCCAGGCCGTGACGTGCACCATGGTGTTCGCTATAAGTAGCGAGTGCCCCGCCAGTCGACAGTTACGCGAACCCCCATCAGATTCAGCCTGGTGGGGGTTCTTTTTTATGCCGTCGAACGAGAACGCGACGCGCATCTCCCCCGCCTCCCTGTCGAGCACGACGCGGTCCACGAACAGGCGCACGGCCTCCAGCGGGTCGGAGCGGCCCATGAGCCTGCGCACCCAGAACTCCGCCCGCTCCTCGTCGACCATGGCGCACGACAGCTCCATCTCCGCGAGCGACGCCTCAAGCTCCTCCCTCTCGTCGGCCAGCTGCCCGAGCTTGGCGGCCACCGCGTCGACGGCCCCCGTCTTGGCCGCGAGGTCGACCACGCGCGACTGCTCGCGCGCGTTCTGCTCCAGCCGCTTGCGCGTCGCGTCCGCGGCGGCGATGGAGTCGGCCATCTCCTCGGCCTGCGCGGCCATCACCATGGCCACGATGGCCTCCACCGCGTCGTCGTCCGCGGCGATCACGTCGGCGGCGGCCTTGGCCACGGCGTCCTCCAGCACGTGCTGCGGCACCTGGTGGCCCGTCGCCGGGCAGCGGTAATACGTGTATTTCCTGCCGGACTTCCCGTGGCCGCTGCTGGACTGGTAGCGGTGGCCCTCCGCGTCGAACAGCTTGCCTGAAAGCAGATACTCCATGGTGCTGCGCCTCCTCCTCGCGCGGGCGGCGAGCATCCCCTGCACGCCCTCGAACAGCTCGCCGTCGACTATGGCGGGCATTCCGCCCTCCACGCGCGTCTGCCCGTAGCTGTACACGCCCCGGTACTTCTCCAGGCGCAGGCTCTTGCTGATGAACCCGACGGACAGCGGCTTGCCCATCTTCGTGCGCGCCTCCGGCATGGCCGCCGCTATCTCGGGCATGCTCGCGCCGTCCGCGTACATGCGGAACATGCGGCGCACCACGGCGGCCTCCTCCTCGTTCACGTGGTAGTAGCCGTCCTCGCCGAGGTCGTAGCCGTACGTGCGCACACCGTTGTGCTTGCACTTCATGGCGTTGCCCAGCTGGCCGCGCTTGACGTTCTCCGCCAGGGCCACGCTGTAGTACTCGGCCAGGCCCTCAAGCATCGACTCCAGCAGGATGGACTCGGGGCCGTCGCCGACAGCCTCCGTGGCGCTGCGCAGCTCCACGCCGCAGCGGCGCAGTTTGGCCTTGTACACGGCCGCGTCGTAGCGGTTTCGCGCGAAGCGGTCCAGCTTGTACACGTACACGACGTCGAACAGGCCGCGGCGCGCGTCGGCGACCATGCGCAAAAAGCCGTCGCGGCCCTCGGCGGTGCGCCCCGTTGTGGCGTCGTCGTGGTACACGCGGGCGATGGCGGCGCCGTCGCGCTCGGCGGCCTGGCGGCACACACGCACCTGGTCCTCGATGGACTCCTCGCGCTGGCCCGCGCTGCTGTACCTGGCGTATATGACGGCGTTGGCCACGGCTAGCCCTCCTCCGCCGCGTTCGCGGGGTCCTTCGCCAGCGACGTGGCCACGCTGTGCAGTATGTGGCGCCCGTTCTCGTTCATGGAGTCGTAGGCGTCCTCGATGTTCTGTAGGCGTTTGTCGACCACTCGAATAACCTGCTGCGGCTGAGTCGGCTCGTCCGGTATTCCCATCGCCTGGGCAATCGCGCCAGGCTCGGCCAAGTCATCTCCGAACAGATCAGTGACCGAAACGCCGAAGAAGTCAGCTACGCGCTTTAACTCCGTAGCGCTTTTCGGCGCGTTTTTGCACTGCTCCCAATTCCTGTACGTACCCAACGGCACGTGAAGTTGTTCCGCTGCCTGTTCCTGTTTCAAGCCTGAGCGTTTCCTGATGCTTTTCAACTCATACAGCAACGCACTCACCCCCGTTAATCCGCCTAGTACACAACACGTAATTATAATTTTGTAATTTGTGCTTGACTAGTGTGCAAGTAGTGTTTACTATTTATCACGTGCCAGACACCCGACAAACGGCAAATAAGTACACGTTTGGCACCCACCGAAAGGAGAAGGCAATGACGAGGAACAGCTACTGGGTGGCGATGGTGAACGAGTGCCACGTGGACAGCCCGACAAACGAGGCGTTCGCGTTCGAGATGGCCGAGAACGGATGCATGGAGGAGACCAAGGAGAGCATCTGCTGCCGCGCCGCCGCCATGTTCGGCTTCGATTTCGAGCGCATCGTGCCGCTGGAGTGCTCCATGCGCACGATGTTCGAGGTGGGCGGCGTGCAGTTCAACCTGTGCGACTCGCTGCAGTTCAGCGTGGCGGGCAAGGGGTGGAGCACCGACTTCGACACCCTGGCCGAGGCCCCGCAGTACGACGAGAAGAAGGAGGAAGAGGAGTAGTGAACGGGAAGCTGATGAAGGAGCGCCGCAAGGCGCTGGGCATGACCCAGATGCAGCTGGCGGTGGCCGTGGGCGCTTCGAGCGTGGCCATGGTCAGCAGCTGGGAGCGCGGGTGCACCGTGGCCAGCGTGCCGAAGCTGAGGAAGCTGGCCGAGGTGCTGGGCGTGACCATGGAGCAGCTGCTGGAAGAGGAGGAATAGGAATGGCGGTGATCATTGACCATGGCGGAGCGCGGCGAGGAGCGCAGGGACGCGGCGAAGAGGATGGCGCGGTCGCGGCTCATGTCGGCGGTGCGCGCGGCGTTCGAGGCGCCGGGCGTCGAGGAGGAGTTCGAGAGGTGGAAGGCCGCGCGGGAGAAGCCTGCAAGCAAGCCCGCGCAGCCGGAAGCCATGCCCGCGGGGGCGTGACCGGGCGAGTATACGCCAAGGCGGCGGCGAACGCCAACGCCGTGCTGGCATTCGCGGCGGTGGCCGTGCTGCTCATGGCGCTGCTGACGGGCCAGATGTGCCACAAGGCGTACCTGGACGGCCAGGCGCACGGCATCGCCGTGTCCAAGGCCGAGGCCGAGGCGCAGGCATACGACCGCGGCTACGCGGCGGCGGTGTACGAGTACCGGGAGGGCGAGGCCGCATGGGCGCGCTAGGGGCCATCGTGGCCGTCGACCCGGGCTGCCTGCACACGGGCATCGTGTACATGGACGAGCGCCGCGTGATCGACTCGCGCACCATCGGGTTCCCGAAGGGCGTGAGGGGCGACAACGACCTGCTGGACGAGCGCTGCGAGTCCATCTGGCGCCAGCTTGAGCGCTTCCTGGCCGAGCGCCCGCACAGCATGGTGGTGCTCGAAGGCTACCAGCAGCAGGGCGGCCGCGGCCACATGAGCATGAGCCACCAGACGCCGTGGCTGGTGGGCAGCCTCACCGCGCACCTGCACAAGGCCGGCGAGCCGTTCACCATCCAGCTGAGCGCCAAGGTGCTCAACCCGAGGGCGCGCGGGAACTGCGCGTGGGCGGTCGACGAGGCGCTGCAGGGGCGAGAGGTCCTGCAGGGCTGCGGCCGCCTGGTGACCAATGAGCACCTGCGCAGCGCGTTCGCGCACGGCCTGTGGTTCTACCAGCGCCATGGCGGGCGCTGATGCGGCGCGGCGAGAGCCTGCGCCCGTGGACCGTCGCGGAAGAGCGCAGGCTGCGCGAGATGGCCGGGCGCGTCCCCCGCCGCGAGATAGCGTGGCGGCTCAGGCGCTCGAACGAGAGCGTGCGCCAGAAGGCGAAGCGCATGGGGCTGTCCCTGCGCTGCTGGGAGCCGAGGTGCGCGCAGACCTGCCCGCGCTGCGGGATGGCGCGGGAGAGGATGGGCAAGAGCGGGGCCTGCAGGCCGTGCGAGCTGCGCGACCTCATAGCGAGGGCCGACGCGGACGCGTCCATGGCCATGGCGATGCTCGGCCACGCCGACCGGGCCACCTACCAGAGGACCGAGGCGCGCACCCAGTCGGGCGTGCCGCCGAAGCCGCCCGAGCCGGACACCAGCGGCATGACGCCCTACCAGGCGGCGAAGGCCCGCGACGAGTGGGCGGGCGCCATGGAGGCGTGGGACGTGCGCAGGCTGACCCGCGTGCTGAAGGCCAAGCGCAGGCGCGTCGAGCGCATGCGAAAAAAAATCCCGAATCAATGACACTTTTATATTTTGCCTGATAGGAGGCACCAAACATGGAACTGAAGCGAGTCAAGACCGCCGACGTGTACCCGAGCGAGGGCAACCCGCGCGAGGACATGGGCGACCTGGAGGCGCTGGCCGCCAGCTTCGAGCTGAACCCGAAGAGCCCGGGCGAGCCGCTGAACCCGCCGCTGCTCGTGCGCGACGGCGGCGTGTACCGCATCGTGGACGGCGAGCGCCGCTGGCGCGCCATGGGCATCGCGGGCACCAAGGAGTTCGACGCGGTGGTGTGCGAGGACTGGGCCGACGCGGACGCCGCGCTGGCGATGCTGGCCACCGACGACAAGAAGCCGCTCGACGAGGTGGAGCGCAGCCGCGGCGTGCAGCGCGCCCTGCTGCTGGGCGTGGAGCCGCAGAAGGTCGAGAAGGCCGCCCGCCGCAAGGGGCTGCGCAAGGTCAAGAAGGCCGCCGAGCGCCTGGGCGGCGAGGCCGAGCTGATGAGCATCGACCACCTGCTGGCTGTGGCCGAGCTGGCCGACGACCACCCCGAGCTGTCCGACGAGGTGGCCAACGCCGACGAGGGCGCGTGGGAGCGCGTTTACAGGGAGGCCAGGGCGCAGGTCGAGCGCGAGCGCGCCGCCCAAGCCCTGCGAGACAAGGCCGCCGAGCTGCGCCTTGGCCTGGAGGAGCGCGGCGACCGCCCCGACCGCCCCGAGGGCATGTGCTACGCGCTGACGTGCCGCACGCCCGAAGACCTGGAGGCCGCGGCCGAGGAATACGCCGGCGGGGCGCTGTACGCGCTGCTCGTGAGCAAGTACGACGGCGCGCGCGTGGTGGTCTACACCGCCCTGCCCGACGACGCCGTGGACCCTTCGCGCGAGGCCGCCAAGGAGCGCAGGGACGCCATGGCCGCCCGCATCGAGAACATGCTGCACAGCGTGCGCGCGTTCCTCGTGCCGAGCCTGATGCGCCCCCTCGACTGCCGCGAGGCCCGCGAGTGCATGGAGGAGGCCGTGAAGTCGTGGCTCGGCGACCGCGAGAGCAGGTGGGACAACGGCGGCAAGGCGTCGTGCTGGCTCGACGAGGCCGAGTGGGAAGGCGCCCGCCCCGACGGAGCTGCCAGCGGCATGGTGGCCGCCTGCATCGCCCGCGACTGGCTGGCCGGCGCCGAGCCGAACCTCACGGTGCTGGGCATGGCGTGCGGCCTGGACGAGATGAGCGACTACGGGCGCGACCAGCTGACGCACTTCCTGGACGCCATGGGCGCCGCGGCGGGCGACGGCTGGGAGCCGAGCAGGGGGGACATGGCGCTGATGGCCGAGCTGTCGGCGGCGTGCAAGGAAGACGAGAGCGAGGAGCTGTAATGGTGAAGATCGCATCGGTGGAGGCCGAGAACGTCAAGCGCGTGAAGGCCGTGTACCTGGAGCCGAAGGCCGACGGGCTGACGGTCATAGGCGGCCGAAACGGCCAGGGCAAGACGAGCGTGCTGGACGCCATCGCGTGGGCGCTCGGCGGCGACAAGATGCGCCCGAGCAACGCCAAGCGCGAGGACGCCGCCGGCGACCCGCAGCTGCGCGTGGTGCTGGACAACGGCATCGTGGTGGAGCGCAAGGGCAAGAACAGCTCGCTGAAGGTCATCGACCCGAGCGGCAACAAGGGCGGCCAGCAGCTGCTGAACTCGTTCACCGAGCAGCTGGCCCTGAACCTGCCCAAGTTCATGCAGGCCACCGACAAGGAGAAGGCCGAGACGCTGCTGTCCATCATGGGCGTCGGCGAGGAGCTGGCGGCCCTGGACGCGCAGAAGCAGACGGCCTACAACCAGCGCCTGGCCGTGGGCCAGATGGAGCGCCAGAAGCGGGGCGCGGCCAACGACATGCGGCACTGGCCGGACGCGCCGGCGCAGGAGGTGAGCGCGTCCGAGCTCATCGCCGAGCAGTCGGCCATCCTGGCGCGCAACGGCGAGAACCAGCGCAAGCGCATGGAGGCCCAGCAGGTCAAGGCGCGCCTGGACGCGGCCATGGGAGAGCTGGCGCGCATGAACGAGCAGAGCGCCGAGCTGGCGCGCCGCATGGCCGAGAAGTCGGCGGAGGTGGAGCGGCTGAGCGCCGACGCGGCCACCGCCGCAAAGACCGCCGAGCAGCTGCGCGACGAGTCCACCGCCGAGCTGGAGGCGCAGCTGGCCGAGGTCGAGACCGTCAACGACAAGGTGCGCACCAACATGCGCCGCGCCGCCGCGATGGCCGAGGCCGACGAGCTGAAGGCCCAGTACGACGAGCTGGACGAGCGCGTGCGCGGCCTGCAGAAGGCCCGCACCGACCTGCTGCGCGGAGCGAAGCTGCCGCTGGAGGGGCTGGCCGTGGAGTTCGACGCCAAGGGCGAGCCGCGCCTGGAGTACCAGGGGCAGCCGTGGGACTGCATGAGCGGCAGCGAGCAGCTGAAGGCCGCGACAGCCATCGTGCGCGAGCTGAAGCCGGAGTGCGGCTTCGTGCTGGTGGACAAGCTCGAGCAGATGGACCCGCAGACGCTGGCCGAGTTCGGGCAGTGGGCCGAGGGCGAGGGCCTGCAAGTCATCGGCACCCGCGTTGGCACCGGCGGCGAGTGCAGCCTGGTCATCGAGGACGGGCGCGGGCAGCTGGGCGACCCCGAGGGGGACGAGGAGCGCATGGTAGCCGAAAGCCTACGCGAGTGCGCGGCGGACAGCGGCTGCCAGGAGTGCACCATCCCGCGCGACGGGACGTGCGCGCCCGCGGCGGCGAAGGGCTGGGTGATTCAGTAATGGCCATCCAGATAACGCGCGGGGCCGCGCAGAAGCCCCAGAAAGTCGTGATCTACGGCGTCGAGGGCATCGGCAAGACGACGCTGGCCGCGCAGTTCCCCAACCCCCTGTTCGTCGACACCGAGGGCGGCACCGAGGGATACGACGTGGCCCGAACGCAGGCCCCGCAGAGCTGGACGGCGCTCAAGGGCCTGCTGCGCGACGTGGCGGCGGAGCGCCCGTGCGGCACGCTGGTGCTCGACACCGCCGACTGGGCCGAGCGCCTGCTGTGCGCCGAGCTGTGCGCGCAGCACAAGTGGGACTCCATGGAGACGCTGGGCTTCGGCAAGTGCTGGCAGTTCGCCCTGGAGGAGTTCGGCCGCATGCTCGACCTGCTCACCGACGTGCGCGACGCGGGCATGAACGTCGTGGTCACGGCGCACGCCATGGTCTCCAAGTTCGAGCAGCCCGACGAGGCCGCGAGCTACGACCGCTGGACCATGAAGATGTACAAGAAGGACGCCGCGCTGCTCAAGGAATGGGCCGACGCGCTGCTGTTCGTCAACTACAAGACCGTCGTTGAGATGGTCGGCGAGGGCTTCATGGCCAAGGGCAAGGCGCGCGGCGCCAAGCGCACAATCTTCTGCACGCACCAGGCCACGTGGGACGCGAAGAACCGCTGGGGGCTTCCCGACGAGGTGCCGCTGGGCTACGAGGCCATAGCGCCGCACGTGCCGAGCCTCGGGCCCGACCCGCGCGTGCCCGCCCCCGCCCCGCAGGCGCGGCCCATGCCGCAGCCCCAAGCCAAGCCCGCCCCGC